ATAAATTTATGGAAAATGTACAAAGGCTCAAAAAGATTGTATAGAAGTGAATTGGTGGTAGGCATGAAAGGTGTAGGTGGGCGGAAAGGAATAGGAATCGGTCATAATAAAGACTTTCAAGGTAAAATTGATGAAGATGGCTCAATTTTAAAACAATGGCTTAAAAACGACACGGCATTTTATGAGTAATATTAGATTTCCGTTTTGGCAAGAAGTTCGTAAATTGTTGGTTGACCGACAAGATGGCACTTATGCCGAAAGAGTTGAGGCTTACCCACCATCTAAACTTATGACTGATAGTGATGGTAATTACGCTCGCTTAAGAGTGGACGTAGGGCAAACAGGCTTTTTTGCAGGTCGTGAAGCTCGCACATTTTATGAATTTAGTATTGCAAGTGGCGCACAACAAGTTATTAAAGTTGTTGCTCCTACAGATACTATTGTTCAACAATTATCAATTGATTTATATTTGAGTGAAATAAGGTTGGAATTAGTAGTTGGTGGTACAGAAGGTGGTACATTTGCAACGCCTTTACCTATTTTTAAAACTAACACTATGTCTACCGCTTCAGAATATACACCACAAATAACAATGAATCGAGGCGGTACGCATACGGGTGGAACAGTAGTTGATTTGATTCAAACATTAACAGATACAAATCCAAATAAGGCAACGCCAGCAGGTGCAAGTGAAGATTCACCACAAGGTTTTGCCGCAGGAACTTTTTATATACGTTTAATCAATACCGACGGTGCAACGGCAACGGGCATATTTAGGGCTAGATGGGAAGAAAGACCAAGCGAATTACAAGTATATGAACAACTTTCTCAATACTGGAATATCTAAAATGAGTGCAATTACATTGACCGAAGCTAAAGCATTTTTAGACATTATTCATAGCGCAGATGATGCAAAGTTGCAATTATTGCTTGATGCCGCAGAAGATGAAGCAAAAATGTATTTAAATCGCGTTGATTTAGAAGAATGGGATAGCACCATATCAAGTACTGACCCCGTGCCATCGTCTATTAAAATTGGGGTTTTGTTATTATTGCAATCTAACTATCAAGCAAACCCAATTGAAATGGAACAATTACGAAAAGTGGCTGAAATTAAATTGACGCCTTATCGTTTATCTATGGGTGTTTAAAATGTTATCAAATAGATTACGGCACAGAATTTCCATACAAGAAGTTTCAGAATCGCAAAATTCAGAAAATGGTGCGGTAAGTGAAGTGTGGATAAATAAAACATTGTCTGACGGTACGGTTTTAAATTCCGTTCCAGCAGAGGTTTTAACTGGTGCTGGCAAAGAATTTGTGCAATCAGGTGCATTGCAAGGCGAGTTTAATGCAAGAATAAATTTACGTTGGTTTCCAGAATTAACATTAAAAATGAGGGTGATTTGGGAAAATACAGTTTATCAAATTACATCTATAGAAACAGATATAACGGCAAGGCGTGAATATCGTTTAAAAGTTATGACTGTTGGTGAATATATACCAAATGAAGGCATTAGCCTTGTTTGGAATAATACAGAACTTTACTATAATCAATAATATGGAAATGCAAATGAACATCAGCGGTTTAGATAACGTTTTAAAAACGTTACAATCTTTGCCGCCTGAAGTTGTAAGCAAACGCGGTGGAGTTGTACGGCAATCTTTAGCGGCAGGTATTCGTGTTATTCAAAAAGAAGCCCGTAAAAATTTAGTACGCGCAACCTCCACATCTGGCAAAACTAATATTAGTTATGGAACGGGTTTAACAGCTAAAAATGTAGTTTACAAAAGAAAGAATATGCCAAATGGCATTAGGGGCGAACGGTTAGTAATGACAGTTGCTTATAAGAGCCACCCTTTATTTACTACACAATATAGAAATAAGCCAATTAAATTTAATGACATTGCTTTTATGCTTGAATATGGCACGGTTAATCAACAAGCTGAACCGTGGTTGCGACCTGCGTTTTTAGCTAAAAAACAAGAAGCCTACGATAAAGTTCAAGCAGATTTATTAAAAAGAATTGACAAAGTAACTAACAAATTATTAAGGCAACCGATATGATGCCACCAGTTTTTTCTATTTTAAAAAATGATGCAACAGTTTTTGCATTAGTTAGTTCTCGTATATATAGGCACGATGATGCGCCGCAAGGGGTTCAAAAACCATATATTGTATGGTCAATGGTAACTGGTATGCCTGAATTGCAATTGTCAGGTTCGCCATTATCAGATATGGACACCGTACAGGTTGATTGTTTAAGCGAAACTGACCAAGAAATTGAAACATTAGCATATGCCGTGCGAAATGCGTTTGATAATGCTAGAATTGCAAATAGAATCACTTTGAACAGTCGAGATTCTGAAACTCGGCTTTACCGTATCAGTATTGACGCTGATATTATTAGCACTAGGAGTTAATTATGACCACAGGCGTATTACAAACACAAGGCACAGAGTTATTTTTTATTGACACTTTGTCTTCAACCGTTGCGGCACTTGTGAAGTTAGAGTGCCCGACAGGGATTACTGGTCTTGGCGGTGCGGCTGACCAAATTGAAGTGACTTGCTTAGATACTACAGACGATAAGCAATACCGTCGTGGTCTTGGCAATCCAAGCACAATATCAGTACCGTTTAACTTTATACCAAGCGCATCATCACATCAAATTTTGTTTGATTTGAAAAATGCTGGCACAGTTACAGCTTGGTTGATTGGTTTTTCTGATGCAACAACAGACCCAACTGTAGTAGCTGGCGTTTTTGTTGTTCCAGCGTCACGCACTTGCGTTGAATTTCAAGCGTATGTTTCTGATGTCAATATTGACGTTTCTACAAATGAAATTGTCCGTGGTACGTTGACATTGCAACGTTCTGGCGCAGTAGAGTGGACATATGCTTGATAAAAGTTTATTTATATCAACAGAAGTTCAAGAAAAGAAAGTAAAACTGCCTGACGGTTCGGTACATTCTTTGCATTTTAAAGAATTGCCAGCCGTTGAGTTTAGGCGGTTTGCTATTGCTGAACAATCTGAAGATGATGACATTAAAGCCTGCTCACTTGCTAAGTTAATTTCTGTTAGTTTGTGCGATGCAGACGGCAAGCCTGCTATAACTTTTGACCAAGCATTACAGTTAAAAGCCTCCGCAATGACGGCTATTTTTGAAGCGATGTTAGAAGTAAACGGTCAAAAAAAAGCGTAGTAGCAGGTAGTGAAGAACATTTTTGGCACATTTTGGCTTTGGCATTGGGTGGCAGAACCGTAGCGGAATGGCAATCGGTTATGAGCGAAGTTGAGTTTAGGTCTTGGCTAGAGTTTTATAAAATGTCACCATTTGATGACTTGCACCGCTTTTATCGACCTGCGGCATTAATTGCAAGGTCATTTAGCGGTGGCGATATAAGCGATTTGTTAGAATGGTTACAGCCAAGACCAGCTTCAAAAGAATGGAGTCAGGCTGACATAAACACATTCAAGGCATTTGGGGCGAAAGCACCACCTGTTAAAGGTAAATAAAATGGCGGCTGGCTCGATTGTAATTGACCTGTTAATGAAAACAGGTGCGTTTGAAACAGACACTAAACGCGCAGAAAAACGTTTAAAAGAGTTTGAAAAAAGCGTCAAAACAACAACACTTGCTATTGGTGCAATTGGCATTGCGGCAGGTGCGGCTTTTGGCGTAATGGTAAAAAAATCAATTGATACAATGGACGCCATGAGCAAAATGGCTCAGTCTGCTGGCGTGTCTGTTGAAGCATTATCTTCCCTTGGTTATGCGGCAGATTTATCAGGGTTAAGCGCAGAGCAACTTGCAAGTAATCTTGGTAGGTTGACTAAAGGCATGGCTGATGCCGTTTCTGGAACAGGCGAAGCAAAAAAAGCATTTGATTTGTTGGGCATAAATGCAGGAACAATGCGTTCTGCTGATGAAGCGTTATTGCAAATAGCCGATAAGTTTGCGGTTATGGATAACGGGGCACAAAAAACAGCTTTAGCTATTCAATTGTTTGGCAAATCTGGCATGAGCATGATTCCATTTTTGAATCAAGGTCGTGA